GTCGGGGGGCGTGTATGTCTTCATGTATGTTAAGCGATGTTGAGCAGGGTCTTGATGCGTTCGTACTGGCGGCGGGCGATGCTGTTCTCGGGCAATTCATCGGCCATCTTGTCGGCGAAGGTCAGGACGAAGTCGAAGTCGTCGCTTACGCGCATGGTGTGGTTGTTGCTGTGCAGGATCTCCTCGCGGGCGTCCTGAAGCTTCTGCCCCATCAGTTTGTTCTGGGCGTGCAGCAGCTCGTTTTCTTCTTGGGTTTCTTTGTTGGCCATGTGTGTGGTGTTTGTTTGTTGTATGTTATTCTGGGTGGGTGGAAAGGGGAGGGGCCAGCCTAGGACTATGGAACTTACCCGGATCCAATCGGGCGAACCTAGGCCAGCCCCAAGGTGGTCAGAGGTCTTCGTCGGGATTATCGACGGCGTCCTCGATGGCGCCGAGGGTGACGGCCAGCGTCTCGGCCTTCTCGTGCAGGTTCTGGAAGGAGACCAGGAGCACGCTGATGTCGGAGCGGAGGGCGTTGAGGCGCTCGCGCAGCTCGTCGAGGTCGTGGGCGTCGTCCACGCGGGAGAGGTCGGTCACGGCGAGCACGTTGCGGAAGCGGGTGCTGTCCTGGCCGATGCGGTTGACGTCGTTCTGGGTGACGAAGGCGGACAGGTAGCCTTCGAGGTTGAGGGCCTCGACGTGGAGGCGCTGGAGGTTGGCGGAGGCGGAGTCGCGGGGGCTCATGGGCGGGTGGGAATGGTGATCTCCTTGATGGTGCCCGGGGACTTGACGAAGTACCGGACGTTGGAGCGTTTGAGGGTGGGCCAGGTGTGCACCTTCCACGCCCGCATGGTCTGCTCGAGGCCCTTGGCGTTGGCGGCGGTGCATTCCCAGAAGGCTTCCCCGTCGAGCAGGATGAGCATGCCGTAAAGGTAGACGGCGTCCTTCTCGGCGAGGCGTTCGATGGACTTGGGGATGTCAGCCATGGCGGCGCTTGTCGGCCCACTGCGAGCAGGCGTTCATGATGTCCTCGGCGGTCACCTTGTCGGCGTGGCGGAGGACGTACCAGATCTCGTCGCCGGCTTCGCGCATGGCCTCGTTGCGCTCTTCGAGCTGCTGGATGCGGGCCTTGGCGGCCGCGAGCTCGTTGATGCGCTCCAGGTTCTTCATGGCCTCGCCAATCGGGTCGAAGGGCTGGCCGTTGGAGAGGAGGTCAGACACTGGCGGCCTCCTTCTTGACGGCGGCGTTGAAAGCCGGGTTGTTGGCGATGGCGATTAGGTGCTCGCCGGAGAGGTCGGCCAGTCCTTGGCCTTCCTTGAGCCAGCCTTTGCGGAGCAGGACGCGGACGGCGGCCTCGGGGTGGTCGGTGTACCCGCTCGCCCTGCTGGCCGTCTGAGGGGTCTGGCTGGCCGTCTGAGGCGTTTTGATGGCGGGGGAGGCCGAGAGCCCGTTCCCGTCGAGGTCGAGGTCCACGGAGACACAGCAGGCGGTCTGGACGGATTGCCGGCGGATGTAGGTCAGGGCGGCGCCGATCTGCTGGGGGTTCATGCCGTCGGCCCGGATGAAGAGCATGCCGCCCGGGAAGGTCGTGCCGTCGCGGTGGCGGAAGGACGTCTGCACGCCGATGCGGCCGTCGGCCGTGGTGTCCACAACCTGGCACAGGGCGAGGTTATGCGCCGCAAGGACGGGCTTCACGGCGTCGAGCAGCTGGTCGAGGGAGACGTACTTGGAACCCTTGAAGGCCGGGTTGGACTTGTTGGCGCTGACGTTCTCCAGCGCGTTGAGGGCGGTGACGAAGTCCGCGTTGGCGTCAGTGGCTTGTTTGCTCATGGGGTGCTTGGGAAAGGTCAGTCGAGTTTGCCGTTGTTGGCGGCGGCCGCGTCGATGGTCTTCTGCGTCACGACCTTCAGGCGGCCATTGATGCAGAGAGACCAGTAATTCAGTTGGCCCTTGCGGCGGGGCTTGAGGGCGCCGTAGACAGTGCCGTCGTGCAAGATCAGGTAGCGGGTGCCCGGGATGGCCACGGGGGGCAGTACCAGGGACTGGGTGGTCTGGAGGTTGGCGGGGATGTTGGACATGGTGGAAAGTTAGTTGATGGCGCCACGCTTGGCGGCGTCGAGGATGAGCAGGGCATCGGCGTTGGCCAACGTCACCTTGAGGCCGGGCTCCGAACCGAAGAGCTCGCCGGCGCGGGCCTTCAGTTTGTTCTTCCAGGCGGTGGTCGAAAGGTCGCCCTTCGTGCCGACGGGGTGGGCCTTCTGCCAGATCGCGGGGCGCACGCGGTGGACTTCCCACCCGCAGGCCACGGCGGCGCCGTAGAGCACGCCCGTGTTCCAAAACAGTTTCCCGATGGCCGACCCGGGGATGTTGCGGCCGGTGTACAGGGGCGGCTCCTCGAGGTAGAGCACGACCTTGCCGGCCTGCGTGCTGATGTTGGCCACTAGCTTGCAGACCTCCCAGTCCGTGCCGGGCATGTTGTAGGACGAAAGCCCGAGGTGCTGGTGGTACGTCACGATGGCACCGGACACGCCAGGGTCTACGGCGACGAGCAAAGGATGGTTGGTCATGGCTTGGCTTAGCGTGTCGCCTTTGCCAATCGGGCGGCGACGACCCGAGTGATGGTCGGGCAGCGCGAGAGGTCAAACCCTTTCGCCTTGAAGCCGGCGAAGCCCAGTTGATGCGCCGCGTACAGTTCGCCGATCGTCGGGCGGCGGCCGAAGGTTGCGGTCAGGCGGTCCTCGAGCAGAGTCAACCAGGAGGAGGCATACGCTAGGCCGGCCTCGGGGTCGTGGGCCAGAGCGTAGGAGTAGACCGGGAGCCCGTGGGCACGGCGCCAGTGGGAGGTATCAGACCAAGCTGCGGGGAGGAATTGGCACAGGCCACGCTCGCCAAGGCGGCCAACGGCGTTGGGGTTGCCGGCGGACTCGACACGGATGATGGCGTCACGCCATGCCGGGGAGACAGTGGCCGAGGCGCTGGCCGACAGCAGGAGCAGGAAGAGGCGCATGATCAGAAGCCCGTCGGGACGATGTTGCCGGTGAACAGTTCGCCGTCCTTGTCGCGGTAGGCCCACTTGAGCAGGGCACGGCCGGAGGGGGAGACGTGGGCGTAGATGTTGATGTCGGTGCACCCGTAGAAGATGAGCATCTGCTCGCACTCGTGGGTCTGCTGCTCGACCTGCTGGTTGGCGTACTTGGGAGTCCAGTCGCCCTGGAGCACGCGGTCACGGGCGAAGACGACGCCACGGGCCAGCGTCTGGACCTCCGTGGAAGGGTTGCCGAGGTTGGTCATGGCTTAGTACTTTGGGTTGTCGATGATCTCGAAGAGGGACGGGCCGTCGGCGAGGGCGAGGATGTAGGCCGCCAGCGCGAGGCCGGCGAGGAGGGCGAGGATGAGTTTCATGGCTTGGTGTTGGGTGGGAGATTAGAGGGAGCCGGTGATGCAGAGGGCGGTCCGCAGGGTGCTGGTCTGCTCCTTGTTGATGCGCTTGCCCTTGATGAGCTGCAGGGCGGCGTGGTAGGCCACGCAGGCGATGATGTGGGAGTCGTTGGCGTCCTCGAGGTCCTCGCAGAAGGACTCCTTGTCGGTGTACAGGCCAGCCTTGAACTTGGCTTCGACTTGGTGGAGGTTGCGGACCTGTTCTTCGACGATGGCCGCGAGGGCGAGGAGCACGCTGGGCTTTTCGACGATGGTGACGAGCTGGGCTTGGGTAGTCATGGCTTTGGGATTTGTTGGGGGGTTGATTAGATGTCCAAAACAGCGGCCTCAAGTCGGGCGATGCGAGCGGCCTCACCGCGGAACACCCGGGTGAACTTGAGGTCGCCGGCAGCGTGGCGCTCCTTGACGATCTGCTCGGCCTTGCGAAGGTTGGACGAGCCGAGGCGGCGCACGATCACGTGGCTGGACGTGACTTCGATGTCGGGCTGGGGGTAGGCCAAGTCCTTGGTGGCGTAGAAGTCTTCCTCGGCGAGCGCATGAGCGTGGTACGCGGCGCTCCACTCCTGGATGGCTTCGCGCTTGTTGTCGGAGTTCCTGAGGGTTTCCTCAGCGTCGAGGAAACGCAGTTTGCAGGCGGCCAAGGCTTTCTTGGCTTCGTTGTGGTTGTTGATGAGCTGGGCTTGGGAGGTCATGGCTTGGTTGGTGGGTACGGGGATGAGTAGGCAACACCTTTGCCAAGGGGTCAACACAATTCTTTTGCCAAGTTCCCGAGCGGGGTGGTTTGGAACGTTTAGGCCGAGAAAGTTGCCATAACTTCCCGAGCGGTCACTTTATGGAACCCGCCAGCCCCGTCTACATGTCGCCCCAGACATGTCGATTAGACCCCTCTGGCTTGCCCTAGGAGGCGTCTTTAGTGCCCGGGCGATAGAAGACCCGCACCAGCACCGCCACGAGGACAGTGAAGCACCCCACCGCCAGCGCCCAGCCGAAGTCCCGGATGGTCTGGAGGGCCAGCGTGGCCGTCGATAGTTGCCGCTCCAGGTTCGCGTCGTCGCTCTTCAGGTCCTTGCCCCCGTCCACGATGATGAGGGCCATGGTCTGGGAAGACCCGAAGGCCGAGAGCACGGACTCGCAGATCCACGCGGAGCCCAAGGCCGAGACGCCGGCCGCCAAGGTCAGCATGACCACCGCCCAGAGCAGGTTGGTGTCAGCGCTTCTTGGGCTTTCGTTTGCCATTGGTCTTCCCCTTGGGTTTTCCGACGATGTCGGCCGACGTGGCCGCGAGCTTCTTCTTGGCCGTCTCCTCCGCCCACGCCACGATCTGCAGGGCCATGTAGCCGGAGAGGCCGTTGAGCGCCCAGAGCATCTTCTTGTTCTGAATGTACTCCTCCAGGGCGAACCCGGAGAGGATGGCCACGGCGCACGCCACGACGAGGTGGCCGATGACGCGGCCCACGCTCAGCTTCTCATCGGTGAGGATAATCTTCACAGTCATGCCCATCATGCCCAGGAGCCCGGCGATGCCCGCCTGCTTCACTTCGGGGCCGATGTCCTCGGGGCCCATGCTGGTGGGGGGAGGCGTCATGAGATGCGGACGGGGGTGGTGTGCTTGCCTAGCAGGATGCGGCGGTAGTTCTCCTGCCAGAGCACGGCGCTGATCACCTTGCCGGCGCGGTCCACTTCCTTCTCTCCCATCTCTGGCCAGCAGATATGGATGGCCTCATGTGTCAAAGTCTCCAGCTCGCGGCGGGGCGAGAGGCGGGGGTCAATCTCGATGACCGGGCGGGCTGGGTCCGTCTCGGCCTGTCCCCATGCACGCTCTTTCCCGAGCGGGCGCCAGATGACCTTAACCTTGGTTCGCTTGCGGGGCATCGGGGCAGGGGCGGTTGCGGTAGTGTAGCCACACGAGGGCCACGACCAGGAGCACGAGCCCACCCACACCGGGCAGGAAATAAGGGGAGGCGAACAGGTAGGGGAGCCCGCCGATGCCGGCGCCGACGAGGAAGGCCACGCTGGCCCGCAGGTACTGACCGAGGAGCCCCATCGCAAGGGCCGCGAGGAAGCAGATGCCCGCCCCGACAGCGAAGGCGTTGCGGATGCCTTCCGTCCGCACCTGCTCGACCTCGGCCTTGAGCGCCGTGATCTGCTTGTTCGCGTTGTCGAGGGCGGCCTTGTTCTTGGCGGCGTCCTGCTCGGCCTTGGCGAAGTTCGCGTCGATGACGGCGAGGAGTTTCCGCCCGGCTTCCTCGGCCCGCTTGTATTCCTCAGAGTTATTACGGGCCACGCGGTTGCGGACGTAGTCGAGCGCCTGGGCGTCAGGCTTCGGGAGGTAGGCCAGCGCCACGCCCGTCTCGGCCCGGACGACCTCGGGCTTGTCGGCGTTCTCGCGGGCGATGGTCACGGCGGCGGCGATCCGCTGGTCTGACTTGTCAATCTGCGTCCCCAGCTTGGCGAGGTCGGCAGGGTCGGAGGTCGGGGTGCCCGTGCCGGCGGTGTCCTGGCTAGGTGTGCAGGCCGCGAGGGCCAGCAGGGTCAGCAGCAGGACGCGGCGCATCGGGTCACTTCCCCTTGAGCGCTTCGAGCAGCTTGCGACCTTCGGCCTCGCTGGCCTTCAGGCGTTCGGCGTGCTTGCGGGCCACGAGGAGACCGGCGACGAAGCCTCCGAGGAGGGACAGGGTGATAGAGATGAGGTAGAGCATAGGGATTAAAGTCGGGAGAGAAGGGCGGCCAGTTGGGCCTCGAGTTCCGCGATCCGTTCGGCGTCGGTCTTGGGAGGCGTCGGCGGGTTGTAAATGATGTCGCAAACACTTTGGAAGCTGTGCTGCATTGTAGAGTAAACGCAAAAGCCGTCTGCCCGTTTCCAGCAGACAGGGTCGGACTCGATGCGCTCCCACTCGTTTCCTTGTTCGTCGATGTAGGCCATAAATTAGGAATAGGTAATGATGATTGCAAGGCCACCAGCACCAGCGCCACCAGCACCACTAGCAAATCCATTATTGCTAGCTGAGCCACCACCCCCGCCACCAGCAGGCCAGCCGCCAGCACCACCCTGGCCACCCACTGATCCATTGACATAAGCACCACCCCCGCCACCTGTGCCACCATTCGGCCAATAATCTGTGCTTACATAGCCAACACCAGCACCACCATTGATGCTGACAGCTGTTCCACCAGCACCGCCAGCAATTGCAAAATTGCAGCCCGAAACACTTGTGCCATTGTTCACTGCTGAGCCATTACCCCCAGCAGCTGATGTTAGGATGTTTGCCAACGCACCACCCCCACCCCCACCACCTGTGCCAAAGAAAGGATTGCTGTTAAAAGTTGAGC